AGTATATCCCAAGACTTTAAAATAATGACCAAATTTTGTTATATTATTTTCTTTAAGAACGGCCCAAATTGCGGTTCTAAAATTACCAATTAATTTATAAACAGGGTCTTTAGATTTACGATCTTTTTCATAATTCTTTTTATTTATACGATGTCGTATAATATTTTTTTCTCTCCATTTTTTATGGTAGTCATTTAGATGATTGCGGTTTTTAGATGACCAATTTTTATGTATTGTCTTTTTTCTTTCTTTAATTTCTGGTTTATTACAATATTTTTTATCTGAAATTATTTTTCCGCCCAAAAATATTCTTCCCGATTTTCTTAATGTTATATTATTCTCTTTTAAAATATTTCTTATTACTCCACTATCGACATTAAATATAGATCCAATAGTTCTTGTACTCATTAGATCATCTTTATACATTTTAATTATGGTATAAATTTCCACATCAGTAAAAATTATTTTTCTCATAAATATAAATATAAACAAAATATCGATTATTATCAAGAATAAACAAAAAAAAAGGACAATTTCTTGTCCTTTTTATTATTTCTAAGATAAATATTATCTTAATGAATCGAGATCGAATGTTACAATACCCTTAACATCAATGACCGCGAAGTACCTGTTGTTCACCATCTTTTTCGCGTAACGCGTCATAATACCTTTTATTGGGGTCATTGTGAACGGGTTATACATTGTTGGGGTAAGCTGTAGAGGTACATACGGTGCATATACATAACCAGCGTCCAATAATGATTTACCTTTGTGGCCAATCAACACCTTGTTAGGTGGGAAGTAAGGGTCACGATAAACCTGATAACGGCCAGCTAGAGTACCGATTTTTTCAATACCCATATTATACTGGTCTTGCTCAGCCTGAGCATTACTTACGTGGAAATATTCAAGGTCGTCGAATACTGCAGATACTTCTGAAGAAACAACGATCCAGTTTGCTCCACCTCTAAGAGTAGTTTTATGTATTTGTGCTGACAACTGGTTAATTTTTGTAACCAATGTCTGGTTCCAGTCTTTCTGAGTATAACCTAAGAAAGATGCTCCAGCATTACCATATCTCCACTCATTCCAGTCCCATTTTGCGTGCCATGCAGCACCTTTTCTAAGATCACGAAGGATTTCACGGTCAACCTCAGCAGCGATTTGTTCTGAAAGAAGAGCTGTTAGCTCAGCTTCAGCATCGATGTTGTGGAAGGCGCTTACGTCCTGTGCAAGTTCAGGTGACCAGCTAGCTCTCAATTTTCTTTCGGTTACGGAAACCGTAACAGATGAAAGATCGAAAGATACTTCACCGATTTCTTCTTCAAATTCCAATGAGTCATAAACTCTGAAGTTCAAAGTAAAGTCGCTAGCAGTAATACCACTCGGTAATAGAAGTCCGCTAAATCCGCTTGTTGATGCATATGTGTCCAAATCTACATTCATATAGATTGTACCTGACTCATCGCAAATATCCTGATATCTTCCAAGTGGGAAAGATGTAGCTGTTGATTTTTTACCATATTCAACAATACCTTTACCATACTTTTGAGTTACAATGTTAAAGTTTCTTGAAACTGAATCATATGTAACCGTAGCAGATGCTAGGAATTCTTCGGTATCCATTACGTTTCCGTTAGGACCGATAAGTTTACCTTGTCCATCAGTAGCGAATCCAGTAAAGGAAACAACTATTGAATGAACTGTAGTTCCTGAAATACTAGGACCAGTAACAACAACAACAGTACCGTTAGAGAATGTTACAAAAGCAGATCCAGTTACACCTGATGTTACATATTGACCTTTCGAATAATCAAAAAGTCCTGTATCAGCCGAGTTACCGTCTCCAGCTTCATAGAAACGATCATAAAGATTTCTACCTGTATCAGGATAACCATCAGTTTGTGCATTAGTTGAGTTTGGATATCCATAAGGTGCGTAGTGTGATCCTGAAGTTCTTTCCTGAATTTTAGGAATGAAGAAGAACAATTTACCAATTGGTAAGTTCATAGCCTGAACAGACACAATGTCGTTGGCTAATAGTTTAGAGAATACACGGCGAATAATCGGGAATACAACAGTTTCAAATGAACCTGATGAGTCGGATACTGCCGCTTCGTTAATCAAGAAACTCGCTTCGTTTTCATATAACTGTGCGATGTTGTCTTTCTGATGGCCTTCTAGTCCCTCAAGGAAACCAAGGTCATCCCATTTTTTTATGGTATCTTCTTTGATAACGCGAAGGTGTTTTAGACCTATGTTACCAACCATACCTGATTCTAATAATGCTCCCATTTAATTAATATTGGTTTTAAATTATTTTATTATTATTTTTTAAAATTCATCAACTCTTTCATTCTCTTAAATTGAGGGTTTTCATAAGCTTTTGACTCTGATAACATCTCACTTGATGAAGATGCAGGGGTTGATGCAATTTTTTCTACCATGGCTTCCGTTATCGGTTTTTTACCTTCAAGTTCAGCCTGAATAGTTGTGTAAAGATTTTTGGATTCGGTTATAGTTGAAATTGAATCAAATCTTTTCAAAATATTCAATTTTTCTTGTTTAGTTGTTGAATGCTCAGTAAATAGACGAGTAGCATATGCCAAATTAGCATTGAAAATAGCGACTTCATTTAGTTTATCTTTGAATAGAACAAGAGCTTTTTTGTATTCAGCGTTTTGTTTTCTAAGAGTTTCAACCTCTTCGCTTACTACACCCATATTCTGGCCACCGCCCGTTGCAAATAGTTTCTTGGATTTAATTCCAGCTCTACCATCTCCGCCGCCTTTATCACCATGGATATTCCACTTAGTTCTTGCAGCTTCAGTAGCTTCAACTTCTTTATCGCCACATTCTGCACATTCTTCTTCTTTCGGCTCTTTAACTACAGGTTTACCTTCGCCTTTAACTGGGGTTCCAGGATGCTTTTCAGTTTGTGTTACTTTTGTACCACCTTTTCCGGGTTCTTTTTTCTCCGCTGGTTTTGTTCCTTTTGGAGGAGTACCATCATGAGGTTCAGCTTGTGTTACTTTTGTACCGCCCTTTCCGGGTTCTTTTACTTCTGCACTACCCATTCCTTCTGGTGGGGTGCCTGGTCTTTTAATACCCTCTTGTTCATTGGCCTGTAATTTCTTAACGCCATCTTGAGGAGAAGTCTTATCAAAAGGTTGGCCATCCTTCATACTTACAGTATCTTGGACAGTAACAGTTTCTTTAGCTTCTACTTTTTTACCAGCTTTTTTATCAAAAGGTTTACCGTCACTAAGACTAACCTCTTCTTTTGTTTCACATTCTGCGGTTTCATCATCTTCGTCATCGAGTTCGATTTCGTAGACAATTTCATTTTCACCAGTACCTTGAGACTGTTCATCTAGTTCGTCAGGCATTTCGCCTTCCTCACTTTCTTCATCATCGAGTTTGATAATGTAATCGTTTCCTTCATCAGAAAATTGAACGGTATTACCGTCTTTCTTAACAACAATACCATCTTCAGGTTTCATAGCTTTGAAAACTTTCAAAACTTCTTCTTCTGAAGCACCGGTCATGTCAAGAGTTTCGTCTGATTCTGGTTCGTCCATTCCGTCCTCAACTGCAGGAAGTTCATCATCATCTGAAGGTAATTCTTCATCTTCTGGTGCAATTTCTGCATCGTCATCAGCTTTTGGTTCGTCTGTTATCGAAGTTTCGTCATCTGCGGGAACACCCGTTACATCTTTTTCTTCTTCATCAGGATCTTTTTCATCCTCTTGTTCTTTTAGCAAATCATTTAGTTCTTGTTTCATAGTTGAAGCAAGTATGCCTTTTGCGTTTGCTTTCACTGCCTCTTCAAGCGTTTGAACTTGAAGTAATGCCTGTTCTAAAATAGATTTATTAGCCATTTTTCTTTTTGCTTTTGTTTTTATAAATATTATGAAATTATTAAAAGTTTATCTTTATGCATTTTAAATCCTAAAAAAATTCATTATTTCCCCAAAAAATTATCCAATCTGCTCATAAGGGATGTTATTTTATTTTGTTGAGGGTTTTTTTCTTCAATGGTTTCTTCATATTTCATCCTGTCATCCAAATCACTAAATACATATGCTCCCGGCGTTGATGGCGAAGAAACCAAATCAAAACAGACAAGTTCAAAATCATCTTGTACAATGTTTTGTCCTTTTGAGTTTTTTAATGATCCAACGCCGCGAGAAGAAATACCTAAAGTCGCTCCATTCATTAATAAATTAGCGGCTTGATCTCCTTTACAACTAATAATACCCATTTTTCTCCAACCTGGTGATGTAAAGATTTTAGTTTTTCCAAGCAAAACATTACCTTCCCACCAAGTTTCAAGAATATAATGTGATACCCTATCTAAATCTATAAGACTTGAAGTTGGATGATTAAGCTCATTAAGAGCTCCGCCGTTTTTAATGATTTCCTGATATTTTTCGTTTTCCCTTCTTAAAACAGATTCAGGATAAATTCTTCCATTTTTATTGGGAATATCATATTTTTGTAAAACGGCATAAAGAATAAGGTCTTGCGAAAAGTCCACATTCTTCATTTCCGATAAAATTTGCTTATTTTTAATGTCATCTGGGGAAACATATCCAGCGTCGTGCTCAATTAAAATTCCCCTTTGGTTTGTATCATTTGGACCTAATACCTTCATCTATAGTTTTACTATAAATACATCGGTATTGAAAGTTATTTTTTATTTTTATGAAAATTAAATAACTTTTTATCGTCTAAATCGTAATCAACGATATCTTCAACTAAATTTTTTATGAAATTTTTTAATTCTTTGACTCGAATATCAAAATACTTTTGAACAAATAACGTTATTTCTAAGTTTATAAAAGATTTTTTTCCTCGTTTAATTCCTTTTGTTCTAACATCCAGATCTACTATTGATTCTTTTTTGAATAAATCAGATTTTAAATTATATATTCGTAGTTTAATTTTTCTTTTTGTTTTGGATAATAATTCAATAAATTCTTCGTCTCCGTCTTCAGGTTCAATCCACGAATTTAATTTTATATAAATTGTTTTGAGATTTTTATGATCTACTGTGCCATATCCGATTTTTATGTTATTATAATAACCTAATCCAATAAATTTTCCGGTTTTCATCAATTTTCATCATATTTCTTTATTTTATGGTGTTTTATAAAATATAAGAAAAAGAATTCATATTACAAAAAAAAACGGACTTAAAGTCCGTTTTTCAATTGTTGTAGCTTATAATAGTTGTACTTTGTTGATTTCATATGTTCAGCCTCTATAAGAGCAGTATTCAATTTTTGCGTTAAATCGGTGTTTTTTTCTTCTGCAAGCAGTTTATTTATCTTTGTTATGACTTCTTCTTGTAATACGTTAAAATTAGATTTTAGATCACTTTCCGGTATAGATAATATTTCTGTTAATTGTTTTTTCTCGTCTTCACTTAATGTTGATCCATAAAGTACATTAAAATTATTCGCCAAAACATTATTTAAAAGAGATTCGTTTTCAATAGTAGTGGTTGATACAGTCTCAACAAGATCTTTTTTTGTTGTTAAATGTTCAACAAGTCTTTTCTTTGCTGTAATTTTTTTATCAACGTTTTGTAATTTGCGGCTCTCTATAAATGTATCCAAATCCGAATATAATTCATTTTCATTAATGGTAACCTCACCAATTTTTTTATCTATTAGTACACAAACAGGCGCGACTTCTTTCATTTTGTCTCTCAATAGTGGGAGAATTTCCTCAAGATACAATTCGGCATCTAATGGATTTTCAATATACTTATCCTCTATTTCGTCATAAAATAAATACAATTCCCTAAATTCTTTATTTTCCTTAACTAGTTTAAGAATGTTCTTTATCTCACTTTTATTTCCGTTAACATATGCTTCAGTTAGCTTATGTAAAATCTTTTCTTTTAATATTCCAAATTTATTCATATCTATTGATTTAAAATGTCTTTTATTGATTTCTCTATTTCATAAATATTCTCCTGAGCTTTTTTTGAATCAAACAAATTCTCTAAGGTAACATCTTCGTTTAACATAGATAAAATTTTAAATTTCTTTGATTCGCTTAATGGAGCCGCACCCGCTGCAGGAGCTCCACCTGCCGGGGCTCCAGGTTCTGCGCCTGTTGGCCCAGGTATACCTGCAGTAGCGCCGGGAGATGCCATTTCGGGAACGCCTCCACCGCCGCCTCCACCGCCGCCTCCACCAGGTTCAGCAATAGATTGTGCTCCACCAGCGGCTTCAAGTTTTTTACGCTCTTCTTCAGGTATTCCATATTTCTTATCCACATCATCAAATATTCCCGAACGCCTTATTATGGTTTGTGTATTTATTAATTCAAACCCAATTGCTCTTTCTAATCTCTGCTGTTGTAAATCAAGTATTACTTCATTATCACTCATTCCCAGAATATTCTTTTTAGCCCATGTATGTGAAACAGGAAGAATACCCATTTGTGATTGATCCGAAGTTGCATCTTTATACATCGTGATTTTTTCTTTCCATTGCTCAATCTTTAATAAATCAGATTGTCCAGAAGGATTAGTCATCATCAAAGTAAAATTATTCAATTCATCTTCTAATCCTAAAAGAAACAAATGAATTAATGCAATTTTATTTAATTCTTGAATCACTGATTGTTGTATCCTGTTAATTGTTCTAGCGAAACGAATATCAAGTAACGCCAATCCTTTACCATTACCGATAACGTCTTCAAATCCTAAGAAAGCTTTCGGAATACGAAGAGCCGCCAGCATCTTCTTTTGAATATATTCAATGTCGGCTATCTCCCCCAAATTCTGAGCTCCGGGTAATGTTTCAATTGGACTTGGTTGATTTGGATCACGAACAGGAATGAAATAGTCCTGATCAACAGCCATTTGATTATATCTCATATCAACCTGACCATTTTTTTGATCTACCACTTGATCTCTTTTAAATTTATTTGCTATTTTTTGTACGTAAGGTTCAATATCCTTATCATCCATATTACCAACAAATACTTTAAAAACTCTTCTTTCTGGCGCTCTTGATGTTCTATAAATTAGCATGGCATCTTCTGCCAACAAAAGTTGTTTCCAAATACGCCTGATTTTATCCAACATTGAAGTTCCATAAGGGAGTTTCCTATCGTCGCCAAGAATTCTAAAATGAGCAATTTCCCATGCCTGAAATTCCATGTCTTTATTTTTCCAAGTAAATCTCAATTCTCTACTCGGAAATCTACTACCAACCCTATCACTTTGATTTGGAGTTGATTGTCTTGCACCCTCAAGTCTCTCCACTTCTATATTAGGTAATTGTTGGCATCCCACAATTCCTTTTTCAGGATCTATTTTCAAATAAACAAAGTTATCACCATACTTGCACATACCTCTTGTCCACATTTGTATGCTAGTGTTGATATCTAAAACATTATAAAATAGATCGTCTAGTATGTGTTTAATTCTTTTTGAATCTGATTGTATTGTTAAAATTTGTCCCTTTTCACTTTTCGTAGTACTCTCTTCCGCATAAATATCAAGTGCGGCTGAAACTTCGGGGGTAAATTCCATTGATTCATAATCATAATATGCTGATAATCTGTTAGGTTCGTAGTATACGGATTGGTTATAAAGGGACATATCAAGTTTGGACCATTTGTCCGCAATATATTGTGTTTGTTGTGCCTGTAATCTGGCTTTTTCAAAATCGGTCTTGCTATCGGTTTTTAATAATTCATTTTTATCAAATTCGAAAGATGGTGGTTTTTGAGATGATCCTTGAAACCCAAATGCTTTAGTTAATTTTTGATAAATCGTTAAAGGTTGTTTTTCCATACATATAAATATTAATTATAATATAAACATTTTTTTTATAATTTAAAAGTCTATTTATTTTTGTCTATTCCTCCAAATAGCCAAGCATATTTTTTATACATATTTTTTCTGTCTAGCATTATTTGATTTTGGAATAACGGATTTTCAACTGGCGTGTTTCCATCAACATTTATAGTACCTAACGGATCAAAAGCTCGGCCATAAGAATAAAATGATTTACTAGGTTCATAAGTTCTTTCTGATAATGTCCAAGATTCCATCATTGATTTATTTACGGCGTTGTTTCTTTCTAGCTGGTTAAAGCAAGTATCGCCGGCATATAATGCAATTGATATACTCATAATGGAATCATCATGTGTTCCTTTCATATGATCGGGCCTACCATTAATAAAGACAAAGGTATTGAATTCGTTTGCCAATCTTAATGATCTAACAATAAACCCATGTCTAACTTGTTCTTCAAGAGATGCGACAATTTGTGTTCTTTTATTATTAAAATTAATACCAGGAATTTTTTCCATCATTTTAGTATCATATTCCCACACATTTTGTGTGTTGATTCCATCAATGAATAAATTCTTATATTGCATTTCTTGAAGTTTTCTTGATGTTGCAACGCCCATTCCCCCAGTTATATCAACAACAATAAAACATCCATATAATATACCCCATTTATACGCTATAGTGGCTAAATCATCTGGCGGCATTTTTCCAATATATTCAAGAACCTGTTCTCTATCGTCGAAATCTATTATATTAATAGCAGAATAATCTTCGCTGTCTCCTCTTGACACATCAACACCCATAATATAACGATGACCTTGAATTGGATCTTTCCATTGCCACATTTGTCCCATCATATATTTTTCTTTAGGATCCCTAACCATTTCTTTGATAATCTTTTCTCGCACATCTACAGGAATAACATTATCGCCAGATCCAAGAAAATCACATTCCAATTCCTGGCTAATACGCCTTTTATCGTATTTAAATTTTTTGGCCATACCTTCAAACCATGGTGAATATGGTTTATACCCTTCTTCTATTAAATCATTATATCTATTTGGGTCAGTATCACGAATAACTATCTCATCATCATTATATTCTGCTCGATTTAACATATAATGAACAATATCAGTAACTTTAATCCAACTCAAATTTTTTGAATATCTGGGATCTCTATACCATTTTAATTCTGTGATATGAAAATTATTATCTCCACGAACAGATTGTTCATAAATTCCATAATATATCGGATCAAATCCGTTTGGCGTTGATATTAAAATAACTTTACCACCAGTTGAAAGAGAAGCCATACAAGCTGCCCAGAAATCTTCTCCTGCTTCAATATAGGCGGCCTCGTCAAAAATTAAAATTGTTGGAGTATAACCACGAAGAGCATCTCTAGATGTTGCAACGGCTTTTACTTCACATCCATTATTTAATCTAAATCTACTTTCCGAATTTTTAGATTGAGAAAATCCAACATTAATCCAATCGGGCCATTGTTCAATAAAATGTCTAATCTTGTCTGCCATTTCAACGGCAGTATCTCTTTTATTTGCAACAATTAGAACTTTTTCGGGCTTTTCGGATTTTGCTATTTGTAATTTTTTGGAAATCCACGCTGCAGTTACAGTCGTAACGCCAGCCTGTCTATATTTTCTAGTTATATTTTCGTTATAATTTTCATAATCCTTTATTAATTGAATCTGATCGGGAAATAAATCTAAAGGGACATATTGGCTCTGTGTATTATCATAAGTTTTCAAATATGTTTTTAAAGCATAAGGAGTATCTTTAATAATGTGAGCATATTCTTTAAGTTGTTCAATTCGAGTATCCATACCTATAAATACAAAAAAAGTGGAGTTTATCCACTTTTTCTTAATTTTGACCCGCAGGGCCTATTCCCAACGACCCTAGAAAGTCGTTTAATTCATCATCATCTATGTCATCTGATGCATCATTGATGTTGTTTTGTAGTATTTGTGTATCTTCAGTATAATCTTCACCATTAAAAGCTTTACGAACACCTTTCATTAATTCAACAATAAACGATTTACCAACCTCCGATCCTATAAGAACTTCTTTCATAAAAACTAGAAATTGTCTAGCTTCTAATCTGAATATAGCAACAAGCAAATAGTTTTGTAATTCTTTCTGGTTTTCATCTATTAATATTTCTTCAGGAAATTGTGATCTAACTCTATCCCATATTGACGGACCCAGTCTCAAATCCCAAATTTCTTTTTCTGGCGTATCTTCAGATGACATTATTTCTCGTGCTCCCACCTCTGGCATTCCTTGAATAGCAAAAATTTCCATAACGCCCTTAATTAATTCATGAACTAAAACAGGAAACATTGCAGCTCTTACCTTAATTGTTGGGGGTTCTGTATTTCTATCAACTTCTTCTTGGCCTGCCTGTGCGCCTGGCGTACCCATCATCATATTGATTGATTCATCACTTGCTTGCCAATATGTTGAATCATTTATTGCCATCAATACTCCATATTCATTAACTAAAGTATCTGATCCCGTTATTTCTGCAATTTTATCACTGACATAATGAAACATATAATGCCCTCTTTTTGCCGCCCCTTGTACCATACTATTAATCAGCCTTCTTTTAGCTTTCTCCAAATCGAGATTAGCTATTCTATTCATCAGGTCTTGTTCTCCTTCTATATTTATTTCATCTTGTTCTGGCTCTTGTGGCGGTTTTTGCGGTTGAGCAAGCTCTTCTTCTCCTAATCCAACAATTTTTGCGTCAAAAATAAATGAACCTTCAGGAATTCCCATTTCTTTCATAACAAGATCTACACCTAATCGTTCTAATTCTTCTCTATGTTCGGCCTCGGTTTGAAGAATATTTTTTAAGACTGTTTGAACCATAGTAAGTATTGGCATATATCCCTCCATACCATGAAGAGAAATATCCATACCGGTATATTCTTGTAATTTCTGAATAACTTGTTTGTATCTATCAGACGCTAGAAGTTCCTGAAAATTCATATTCTCTTGACCTGATTGTGGTAGATGTTCGCTACTATATGGGGTTTCGTCACGAGCAAGCTGACCTGTAACATCTGGATGTGGTTCATTTCCAGGCGGTAAATCCATTGCCATTTCTTTCAGAATTTTTCCGACAAAATGATCTATATTCATTTTATTAAGTTTCATATTATTTAACTGCTTTAGGAGCTGGATTTATACCTGGGCCTGGTCGATATGGCGTCTTTGGCGTTGGTCTAGTTGTTGGTTTGGTTCCTGGTTCTTTTACGGGCGCGGGTTTAGTCATTGGTTCAGCGGCTCCTTTAATTGCATCATATGTTAAAAATTCGGGAAGGGTTTCCGTTTCTGGTTCAGCTACTTCTTGTTCATTCAATTTAGCTTCAATTAAACCCATAATATCTTTTTTTGAAGTAAATGGATGAATATTTTTTTCTACAACCTTATTAACCCACTCTTTTAAATCTTTATCTTTATCTGTTTTTGTTTTACCGGGCTTATTTAAGCCGTGATGTGGGTATTTAACGCCAGTAGGACTTTTACCGCCATGTCTTTCATTAACTTCAGATTTCTTTCCGTCAATTATTTTTTGTGTACTTTCAGGAAGTTTGCCATCATTTAATTTTTTAATTAATCTTGTATAATCACCATACTCTTTACCATCTTTAATAGCAACTCTAATTTTTGCATTGGCGGCTTTAATGGCTTTTTCTTTATCAGTATAATCTTTTTTCTCTGCTCCCAATAGTGCATCATTTTCTTTCATCTCACCCTCATAAGTTGCAAAGGTTTTCTTTTGTTGTTTTGCTGCTATAATATTAGTTTGATCTGTTTTTGGAATATTGAGAATTGATGGCGAATTAGCCGTACTTGGTGTTGTAGAAGATACTGCCGATGTTGTGGTATATTGTTCTGAAAGAAATCTTTCGGCCAACATTTTAAGTTGTTTATCATTCATATTAACTAATGTTTTTTCGGTTAATCCCTCCTTCATTAGTTTTGTGATTATATCTTTTCTGTTCATGGAAGTTTATATTTTATTTCGTCATTTATTAGTCTAAGTCCTCTGGTTATTAACTTATCTGTCACATTTTCTACTGATTCTCCGAAATGAAAGCAAATTCTTGAAAATTTCTCATATCGTTCCACGTCATACTTTTCCCAACCTAAAGCCACAATGCCATCAACAGCATCAATCATTCCAAAATAATCGGAATTCTGAACAAGTTCTAGCTCCAAATCCGAATTTTTCAACAATCCAACCAAATCTATAGCTTCGATCTTTGGAGGAAAAGCTTTGCCTGATGAGGGTATTATAAACCATTCGTTTTCTATTTCTAATATGTCATTATCATTATAAGCAGATATTAATTTTTTTCCAAAAATAAATTCATACTGCCTTTCTCCTTTATAATCTCTTCCAAGTTCGTTGATGTATATCAAATACATTATTCACTAAAATATTTACTTAATGTTTCTTTAACACTTCCATTAACCGCATTGGTTAACTCATCAATATCAATTTCCTTCACAACATCTTCTTTATTTGATGGTTCTACCGATTCACCAGACATAAATTCATCTATATCATCTTCATCTCCTTCTGGCGATTTAAGTTCATTATCAAGATCAATATTATCATCATCTTCAGGTTCGTCTTCCATTCCCTCCATATCTTTTTCGATATCATGTTTTGCGAATTTCTTTGCGGATTTTCCTCCTTTTATGACTTCATAATCTTCAGGGCCCAATTCATATTTATCATCACCGCCTAATTCATCTTGAGAATCAAATGTATCATCATCATCAAATGGGGAATTAATTAATTCTTCTAATGCGCTCATTCCATCAACCATACTAGATCCTCCTACTGCTGGTACTCCATCAGCTTCTTCCATTTCGCCTTCTTCTGCTGGAACAGGGGACATATCATTTGGAACTGGAGCTTCTTCAGGAGAATTATCACCCTCATCTTCATCACCCTCAAATTTGGCAAGAATTTCATCCGAATCAGCCTCATCTAATTTATCAAGATCAACCGCAGCTAAAACCATATTCAACACATATTTAATATCTTTACTTTCAAGTTTATCTTGATAAGTGTTCAATTTCTGTGTAAGTCTTCCAGTCATTTTTTGAATAACTTTTAAATATTCATTTGGATTTTCTGGTTCTTCATCGCCCGTCTCATCTGATGCTGGCGGTAAATCTCCTTCTGGGGCGGGCCCAGCAGAAACCGTATCACTATCAGAGGCTGCTGGCGGCGGTGGCAACTCATTTGTTGGCATCGGAGCCGGAGCTTCAGCTTGTGGAGCAGGTTTAGGCTGTTTTAAGATATATTTTGTGGCTTCTTGTAGTTTTTCTTGCTCAGTTAGGAATTCAAGTTTTTTAAAAGCCTCGCCATATGATGAAAATCTATTCTTGTTTTTCATATATAGACCGCCAATGTAATCTAATAAATTTTCATTAAGTCCTCTTTTTACATAATAGCCGTCTTTTTCTTTGACAATGCCATAAACGCCTGTGGATGATTCTTTAATAACCTCAGACGATTTTTTAGAATTATCTGACAAGTTATAATATGTGAGTTCGAGAATTCGATCTAATTTCTCTTTCCCGGTTAATTTCTCACTTCCTATTGGTTTTAATTCTCCCATTTTGATAATGTTAAATATAAATTATTCTTAGCAATAAATACAACTATAAGTTGAAAAATATTGATTATTGTTATCTGATAGACATTTTATAATTATGTTTTTGCATTAAAAGAACTCCTCATCTTCAAAATTAGCATACGATTTTGGTTTTATTCCTTCTCTGTAATATGATTTAATTCCATCAATTATATAGTCTTCAGGAGTATCGGTCTCATATTCAACATATGCATCCTTATTCATTTCAACAGTAACTTCTCCATTTTGTTGTTGTATTATTTGGCGTAACACCTCAAATTGTTGTTGGGTTGGCATTTGATGCATATCAATGGCATGTGATTCTGGAAGATATCTAATAAACCCCATATCCATTACTGCATACACCCACCGTGAGGCGCTATTTTTCCATTCGTCTCCACCATATTTTCCAAGATCTATATTAAGTGTTTCCAACACATATCCAATATTTCGATGATCCTGAACACGACTGCCGGTTCCTTCCGAAAAATCTAACAAATATCCATTTGGCGTTATATATCCTGTTTGATTAAAAGAACGAGATTCTCCATAAAATTTTAATGCTGCCTTTTCTACTCTTAAAGCGTCTCTGTCACTAAATTCAACTCGATTATATTGTTCACTTAACTTTTTTTTTTCGTTTACGGATAATTGTTTGTCTGTTAATTCTTTTTTGAGTTTGATTAATTTTTCTATATATCCGTTTCTTCTAAGTAATTTAAATGTTAAATTTTCATATGAATATTCTCCCCCGTCTTCTAATCCGGTTTGTCTAAATCGTTTTATTTTCTTTTTTACATCATCAACTTCACCTTTAACATCAATATCCTTTTCTTTCTTCTTAATAAGACTGTTAATTATATTAGCATATTCTTCACCCTTTTCCAAAATTTTTCTATCATCTATTTTTTGTTTTGATTTCTGGGGTTCGATAATCCATTTGTTATTTAATATAGAATATACTCCACTTGATATGTGTTTTTCTTTTATGTCCTGAACATAAAGCTCGATTTCATAATTTTTTATTTTTATATCATGAGCAATATTCCAAACAGCTCTTTTAGCATTAAAAAATTCTTTAAGCAAATCTTGCTTATGACCACTTTCTTCGTAATCTATAATAATATGTAGATCAATATCAGAGAATTCTGACCAATTATAATTTGCCAATGAGCCAGTTAAGACAACATCGTGAGTAAAGAAATCCACCCCCAAAAAATCAATAAAATTATCGGAAACAGATAATAATTTATCTCTTACAAATTCAATTATTTTATATTGTCCATTAGTCTCTTTAAATATGTCTGACGATAACGAATCTTTAGAATAAAAAGATTTTATTATCTTTTCATCTTGTTCCCTATCTTCAGATAATTCGTCAACTAAGGATCTACCAATCATTTAAGCTTCTTATATTTATAATTTCTACTTATATTCACATTAAAATGTTTACCCTGAGACTCTGCGGTTCTAAATTTTGTAAAGAGTACCCAAGGAACATCATAATACTCATAAATACTTCCATTATTGAAAGTGGTTGTTAACACCTTAGTTGATGTATTATAAGATGCTGATTTTAAATTAGACGATTTAATTTCAACATTAATCGTCGTACCTGAAATTTGTTCTGAAATAATTGACATGGCTTTAATTTTTCTATAATATACAGAAAATTAGCCAAAAAAGAAACCCCAGACTTTTGATCTGAGGAAAACTTCTACATTTTCTTTATTTAATTACAGATATGGTTTAGGTGGAATCTTTATCACTTTTGTTGGATTATTAGGATCAACCATACGGCCTATTTTTCGAAGTTCTTCATCTCGTTTTCTTTCAGAGTCAGTTTTATATCCCTGTCTCTTTTCCTTTTCAGTTTTAGCCTTTTTGTTTGCTGCAGATGTTTCCATGTTTTCCTGAAATTTTGCGATGAATTTTTCGTATGTTACATTAATATTTGGAAATCTATCATCTAATATAGATTGGCACACTTCACGCAATTCTTCTTCAGACATATGACCATATTCAGCGTAAACTTCTTTTTGTAGATTACTTGCCGAGTTTAATCCATTAGGCATGCCAGCAACAAAACGAAGGTTTCCCATTTGCTGTGTGAGAGAAAATTTACTTGTACCTATGTAATAATTTGCTAATTCGGCTAACGGGTCTATTTCATTCTTTTCATTTTCTGTCGTTTGGCCCAATCCAAATGCTTGAGCAATATGATTAGGATATTTGGTACAATACCAACTTAAAATTGTATCTTCTTTATCCCAATGCCGATGGTATTTGTCTTCTAATGGCTTAGCCATCCCTCTAGTTCCTTCCATTAAAGATCTCTTACCATTCGCGTATTGTTCTTTTATAGCGCGCCTAATAATATCATTAAGTTGCGATTCCGTAATTCTGATGATTTTCGCCATATTGAAAATATTTCTATTTTTTACTCTTTTTTTTCGATTCGGCCAAATTTGCGTTTGGCTCAACTTCTGGCGTGGGTTCTGGTTCACCTTCTGGTTCGGCTTCTGGCTCGGGTTCACTTTCTTTAGCTTCGCAAAGTT